GGTTAATATGGATACAATAGGTAAATTTAGAACAAACTTTTTAGGAAAAAGTAAATCTTTTAATATAGGATTTAATAATAGATCTCCATTTGATTATAAGAGTTCTATGCCTACTAACTTTATATCTATACCTACTATAAGCGCTAATCCAGGGGATTATGCTTTAAGTGGAAAATCTAATTATGCATCTATTAATACTGGTGGTGCTGAATTTACTAGAAGTTTAGGTAGATTAGCAAAAACTATTAAAGATAAATCTGATAGAAAAAAGCAAGCTAAATTACAAGAAGCAAGTGAATTAATAATAGATACTCAAGATCCTCAAGCAGCTTTAGTTGGCGGTTATGCTGATAAAAGTACACAATAAAACAGTCATGGATCTGTATAAAACCAAAAAACTATAAATAAAACAATAACAATTAAAAACAAAAATCATGGCAAAATGGATTAATTTCAATGTAGTAGGTGGACACGATGCTGTTGGTGCTGTACCAGCAGAAGACGGAGACAACTTATTACTAGCTGATTCAATCATTAGCGTTTCTGTTGCAGAAACAGCTTCAAGAATGACAGCTACTATTAAAACAAACGGACCTGCAGCTGCAGACACATGTACAGTATTAGTAAGCACAGATGCTGCTGCTACTGATCCTGACACAGCTACTCCAACTGCTGCGGACTATGAAGTTCAGTTAAAAGAAGCTATTAACAGAGCTATCACTGCTAATCCTGGAGGAGTAAAAACTAACGTTTTAGCACCACAAGATCTTGTTGCTGGATCTAAATATGATCCTGCAAAAAGAGTTTACTTTAAGTCATTTAAAGTTGCTTAAGTATGAGATCTAGAGGATTAGGCGATTCAATCGCAAAATTCACTAAAAAAACAGGTATTAAGGCTGCTGTGCAAAATATTGCTAGCAGTCTTAATAAACCCTGTGGTTGTCAACAAAGACAAGATTATTTAAATAAAAAATTTCCTTATAAACAATAATATGTTTCTTAGATTAAGCAAAGGTTTTAAAATTAAACCTCCATTTATGGAAGATAATACACCGATATATAATGTTAATCTTGAAGATGGTGTTTTAGGAAAAGCAAATAATAATGGTACTATTTTAGTATCAGATAAAATTACAGATCCAATAGAAAGAAAAAGCGTGATTGATCATGAAAAAGTACATATTGATCAAATGCAAAGAGGTGATCTCGACTATGATGATGATTTCGTATATTGGAAAGGAAAAAAATATTCACGCGACGACATGAAAGAAGGCGCGCAAGATTTACCATGGGAAGCAGAAGCATACGCTAAAACTGATCCATTTGAAAAATATTAATTATGGCATATAGACAAAACAATCCATTTAGTAGAAAAACTAGTAATCCAATAAAACAAGTTGGAGTTCCAGGCTTAGGAAGAGCGGTGCAATCATATGTACAATCAGATCCTAGAATAGATCCTACTTATGATCCTGAAGGTCGTCAATATGGTTATGGAAGACAAGCAAATATTAGACTTGTAGATGAAGATAAACAGCCATATACAGGAGAAGGTGGAGTTGCAGGTATAATGGGTGGAAATTATGGTATTGCTCCTAGTGAAATATATAAACCTACAGGTTTTCAAGTAGACAGATATTTTACTGGTGATGCGTATGTTTTTGGAGATGAAGGTAGAGAATTAAGAAAAAACTTAATGTTTGATCCAGAAACTGGTTATAGTCGTAAATTGTTACCCATAACTTATGATAAAGATCCAAGAACAGGTAATCCACGTTCTGCAGAAATAAACGGAAAAACATATAATTTGCGATTAACAAAAGACAGGCAAGATTTTGAAAGAGAAAGAGAAAACATGTATTATAATCAAAGTAAGTTATTACAAGAAGCAAATGCTATGTATCAATTAGGAAAAAATCCTGAAAAATATTTATCTAATATTCCTGAAAATGCTGATGAAAGATCATACAATAGACCTGGCGGTGGATTTATTACTAAGTCAGGTGAAGAAGCACGTAAAAAGTTTTATGAAGTTTATGGAGATCCAGAATCTGAAGAAAGAGCTGAAATTTACAAAGCTTTAAAAACAAGTTCATCAGTACCAAGAGAATTAAGTTATCGTAAATAACAATGTCTAAAAAAAAATTTAAAGATACGACTGTTGGCCAATTGTTGTTTGGAGCAGCGTCTGTAATAAACCCTACATTAGGAAACGTATTACAAGGTGTTACTTCTCCTAAAGAAGCAATAGCTGAAATAACTAAATCAAACGTTTCTTTAGAAGATAAAATTAAATTACAACAATTAATATACGAACAACAAAATAAAGAAATAGAAGCTATTACTTCAAGATGGGAAGCTGACTCAATGTCTGATTCTTGGTTGAGTAAAAATGTGCGTCCACTTGTTTTAGTATGGTGTATTGTTGTATTTTCTTTTGCAGGTATATTAGACAGTATCGATACTATTCCGTTTAACATACATGAAACCTGGAATGATACTTTTGAAAAAGTTATGATGGCTGTAGTATTAGCGTATTTTGGTGGACGAAGTAGTGAAAAGGCGGTTAGTATATTTAAAAAGTAAAAACACTTAATAATAAGTAATTATAATTTTAAGAAATTAAATTAAATTAAATAAAATGAAACAATTACTATTAGGAGTTGTAATGCTTTTTAGTATTACAATGCAAAGTCAAGATTTAAGTGACGAATTAAGAGGTGTTTGGTCTAGTCCAAATACCAGTTATTATGTTGTTATACTACATGATGATGAAAATGGATACGAGTTTGTTAATTTTTCTTTTGTAGAAAATCAAACATTAAAAGAAACCTTAATAGAAGAAGGTGAAAATTATGTAAAAACTCAAATACATAATCCAACAAATAATTTTAAAACTAAAATAAAATATACTTTTATAGATGGTGAACTACACTGTACTTTTGAAGGAGGTTCTAATCATGTTACTATATATAAAAAGTATTGGATAATGACAAATTAAATTAAATAAAATGGCAGAAAACAAAAAACTTACAGAAAAAGAGTTTGAAACAGTAGTAGATTTTCAAACTAAATTAAACAACTTGTTGCTTAACATAGGAGCTATAGAGTCTCAAAAACATGGACTTTTACATGAGTTAGCTGGTGTTAATCAAGATCAAGAAAAGTTTAAAAAAGAATTACAAGATAAATACGGATCGGTTAATATTAATTTAAAAGATGGTTCTTTTGAAGAGATAGTGCAGGAAAAAGAAGATGAATAATGTAATACGTAAAATCAGTATTGGTGCTGATTATAAAAATGACGCAATGCATTATTCTATAAATCAAGAAGTGTACGGTGGTCATACTATATCTCATATTTTATTTGAAGAAAAAGACAATTCATATAATATACATATAAAAAAGAACAATGAAATATTACCTTGGAAGAAGTTTAATTCTAACATGGCAATATCAATTGAATATGATTTAGAATATTAATGAAAAGTTTATATAATTTTATTGTAAAGCCATTAGGCGAAAGATATGCAAATACTAAAAAAATAGGTGAAAAAGAATTAATTTTAAATACTAAAATTGAGTCTTGGAAATTTGTAAATAGGTTTGCCGAAGTAGTATCAACGCCTTTGGCTTTTACAACTTCTATAAATAAAGGTGATATTATAGTTGTGCATCAAAATGTTTTTAGAAGATTTTACGATATGCAAGGTGAGCAAGTAAATAGTAGATCATATTTTAAAAATGATTTATATTTTGTAGCTATTGATCAAATATATTTATATAAAAATAAAGATAAATGGTTGTCTTTTGGTGATAGATGCTTTGTAAAACCAATAAAAAATTCTGAATCTATATTGAATAGAAAAGAAGATCCTTATGTTGGTATACTAAAAATAGGTAATAATTCACTAGAAGCATCTAGAATTAATCCAGGAGACATGATTGGTTTTAAACCAGGTGCTGAATGGGAGTTTTTTATAGATGAAGAACGACTTTATTGTATGAAATCAAATGATATTGTAATTAAATATGGACACAAAGAAAATAAAGAAGAATATAATCCAAGCTGGGCGAATAGCAGTTGATGAATTAATTAAAGTAGCTAAAGAGCCGATTATTGATTTTGGTCCGGATATATCTGCTGATAGATTAAAAAACGCAGCAGCAACTAAAAAATTAGCTATATTTGATGCTTTTGAAATTTTATCTAAAATAAACGAAGAAGAAAATATTATTGAAGGTAAAGTAGAAGAACAAACTAAAAAACCAAAAGAGTTTAAAGGTTTTGCAGAAGGGAGGTCTAAATAATGTATCAACAAAGTTTATATAAAGTATTAGACAACCATATTAAACCTAAAATTATTAAAAAAAATAATAGGTATAAAAAATGGGAGTACGGCTATAACATAGAGCATGATGTTGTTGTTATTAGCAAAACAGGTGAAATAGGTGAAATATATGAAATACAAAACCTAAAGATAGCTTTACCTAAAGAAAAAAATACACATAAATTTGAGTCAAATAGATTTGAATACAAACCTATACCTAAAGAATTACAAAGAATAAAAACTATATTTGATTGGGAAGAATATTCTTTAGATTTTAAAGAAAAATGGTATGATTACATCGATGAAGAGTTTAATCGCAGAGAGCAGGGTTTTTGGTTTTATAACAAGGACGTTCCTACTTATATCACTGGCACTCATTATATGTACTTGCAGTGGTCTAAGATTGACGTCGGGAAACCAGATTTCCGTGAAGCAAACAGATTATTCTTTTTATTCTGGGAAGCTTGTAAAGCCGACGTACGGTCTTACGGGATGTGCTACCTTAAGAACAGGCGTTCTGGGTTCTCATTTATGGCATCCGGAGAGGTCGTTAATTTGGCAACCATATCCTCTGACTCTAGATATGGTATATTATCCAAGTCTGGGCCTGACGCTAAGACCATGTTCACCGATAAGGTGGTACCCATATCAGTTAACTACCCTTTCTTTTTCAAACCGATACAGGACGGTATGGACAGGCCAAAGACCGAGCTCGCCTACCGTGTCCCAGCCAGTAAATTTACCAGACGTAAACTTACCGCCAACGAAACCTTACCGGAATTACAGGGATTGGACACCACAATCGACTGGAAGAACACGGGGGATAACTCCTACGATGGGGAGAAACTCAAACTCCTCGTCCATGATGAATCGGGGAAGTGGGAAAAACCCAACAACATCCTCAACAACTGGAGGGTCACGAAGACAACATTAAGATTAGGTAGTAGAGTTATAGGTAAATGTATGATGGGTTCAACGTGTAACGCGTTAGACAAAGGTGGTGGTAATTTTAAGAAATTATACAATGATTCAGATGTTACAAAAAGAAACCGCAATGGACAGACTCGCTCGGGACTATATTCTTTGTTCATACCTATGGAATGGAATTACGAAGGATACATTGATTCTTATGGAATACCTGTATTCAACACACCGAAAGACATTATTAAAGGACCTCAAGGAGATCCAATAACATTAGGAGTAATAGATTATTGGCAAAATGAAGTTGATGGTTTAAAAGACGACCAAGATGCTTTAAATGAATTTTACAGACAGTTTCCAAGAACAACTGAACATGCTTTTAGAGACGAGGCAAAATCTTCGTTATTTAATTTAACTAAAATATACGAGCAGATTGATTGGAACGAAGATATTAAAAATACATCTGTTGTAACACAAGGTAATTTCCAGTGGATAGGAGGAATAAAAGACACAGAAGTTGTTTTTAATCCTAATACAAATGGAAGATTTTTTATTTCTTGGGTTCCACCTAAAAGATTACAAAATAATGTAATATTAAAATTAGGTAAAAAATATCCTGGTAATGAACAACTTGGAGCATTTGGTTGTGACCCTTATGATATATCAGGAACTGTTGATAGACGTGGATCAAAAGGTTCACTGCATGGTTTAACTAAGTTTAGTATGGAAGATTGCCCACCTAATCATTTCTTTTTAGAATATATAGCTAGACCACAAACAGCAGAAATATTTTTTGAAGACGTGTTAATGGCGTGTATATTTTATGGTATGCCAATACTTGCTGAAAATAATAAACCAAGATTATTATATCATTTTAAAAGGCGAGGTTATAGAGGTTTTGCTATGAATAGACCAGATAAAATATATAATAAATTATCTGTAACTGAAAGAGAAATAGGTGGTATACCTAACTCAAGCGAAGACATTAAACAAGCTCATGCGTCAGCAATTGAAAGTTATATTGAAAGTTATGTTGGATTAAGATCAGATGGTACTTATGGTGATACTTATTTTCAACGAACATTAAATGATTGGTCAAGATTTGACATAAATAATAGAACAACTCACGATGCTTCTATTAGTTCAGGTCTTGCTATTATGGCTTGCAATAAACATAAGTATAGACCTGTTCCTAAAATAGTTAGACAAAGTTACGACTTAGGAATAAAAAAATATGATAATAGAGGTTCTTTATCAAAAATTATAAACTAAATGAATATAAATTATAATAATAGTGTATTTCCTAGCCAAGTAGTTAGTGATGCT